TACTACTACTTGCACTGCCTTATCCATACCACGTTTAAGATCGATTGGATTAGCTCCTGCTGTTACATTTTTGATACCCAATGTCATAATAGACTGGGCTAATACTGTTGCGGTTGTCGTACCATCTCCAGCAATATCTGCTGTTTTACTAGCAACTTCCTTTACTAGTTGTGCCCCAATATTTTCGATAGGATCTTTTAGCTCAATCTCCTTAGCTACAGATACGCCATCCTTAGTTACAATAGGAGACGCGCCTGGCTTGTCGATTACTACGTTACGACCCTTAGGACCTAATGTTACTTTTACTGCATCCGCTAGCGTGTCAATACCACGCTTTAAGCCATCACGGCTCTGAGAATTGAAATAGACTTGTTTTGCCATAACCTTTTTATTTATTTTAACTCATTAATTAACTTAACCATCATTGACATTACGTGTAACTCTTTATCAATAGCAAAGGAGTCTTGATACTGCGCTTCTGCTAAAATCAGAATCACACTAGCAATATGGCCTTTAGCATAATTATCTACCTCATCAAATAAAAACTTATACAATGCTGTAAAATCTTTAACTTTGCTATCTGCAATTACTTGACGAATGTCTTTAAACGAATCTTTTTTATCTACACTACCTGATAAGATTTCTATAACCTTAGTCATATAATTAGCTTGTATCAAACTAGCACTATCGATTTTTAATACATTATCGATTACTTGCCGTTGACATGAATTTAGTATTCTACGGATATCTGGATATCCAGAATTAACTACGGTTACTAAATCTTTTTTATCGAATTGTATATTCGAGTCCGTTAAAATAGATACAATACGTTTAGCTACCTCAGCTTTACTAGGCGGTTCAATTGCAAACGTTTGACATCTACTTTGTATCGGATCGATAATCTTTTCTACATAGTTACATGTAAGAATAAATCTAGTAGTCCTACTAAACGTTTCCATAAGGTTACGTAATGCAGCTTGACCATTCGGCGTCATGTAATCTGCCTCATCCAATATACAAATTTTCCATTTACGAAATCCTACCGTACTAGCAAAGTTTTTAATCTTTGTACGTACTGTTTCAATATTGTTTTCGTCGGATGCATTAATATACATTACATCTGCATCTACATTGTTAGCAATAATCTTAGCCAATGTAGTCTTACCTGTACCAGCACCTCCGTAAAACAATAAATGAGGCACATCGCCATTTTCTAGATATAGTTTTACTTTTTCGATGATATGTTCATTACCTACATAACCATCTAATGTTGCCGGGCGAAACTTCTCAACCCAAAGTGTATTTTCTTGTGTATTAAACATAACTTATTTTTATTTACCTGAACTACCAAAACCGCCATCGCCTCTTTCTGTATCAGACAATTCCGTTACTTCTTCCATATCAACTTTAGGATATGGCAGTATAATTAATTGTCCTACACGATCACCTTCTTCAAATCTTCGTACTGAAGCAAAAAAGGTATTCTTAGGCATACGATACTTAAATACAATCTCACCACGATATCCAGAATCAATTACACCTACACAATTAGATAATGACAATTCCGTTTTATATACAGAACTACGTGGGAATAACAATCCCACATAGCCTTCTGGTATTTCAATAGCTAATCCGGTATGATAGTTAATTGTATCATTCTTCGGATCTGTCAAATATGTAATAGCCGTTATATCTAATCCAGCATCTCCCGGCTTTGCATAACTAGGAGTCGTAGCTTTTTCTGATAACTTTTTAAAACGTACTTTCATATTAAGCTGTTTGTAATTGAACTAAATAATATGTTGCTGTATATGTCTGGGATGAAAATGATACTCGAGCTAAACCTGCTGCCGATACTTCCAATTTACCTGTATCTGCATCTCGATTAGCTTGCAAAATCTCTTTAAACAAGTTACTAGAGAAACATACAGTATTCATATCTTTACATCCGTTCGCATCACACTGAATATCGAATTTAATACGATTAGTATTAATAGATGAATAGTTCATAATAAATTGCACTTTACCATCTTTACAATCTACTCCGAAGTTTTCTGATTCAGGCAATGCATTTTTTGCTTTGATGAAGCGATTAACAAAATCCTTATCAATTGCAATCTCTGCATTCCAATCTGGCAATTGTTTTAATTCAGGCACTTGACGAATAACTGACATATCAGCTAACATAAATGTCATATCAACATCCTTATCTGAAATGTTAATATTAACTGCTGCTCCATTAGTTTCATTAACAACTACGTCTAAATCTTCAGCCACTGCCGTTAACATTTTTACTAGTTGAGGTGTAGCATATACGCCTAATTCATTTTCACCTAAATCAATATTATTGGCAGATATAGAACCAATTACATTCTGGTCATCTGTAATAAATTTAGTTTCGGTTGTACCTGACTTACCGTTCCACTTCACTGAAGTAGTCGCACCCGCTAAATGATAGCGACTAATAAAATTTAAAAGATCTGTTTTTTTCATATTATACTGTTTCAAAGAATTTATTAAATGTATTTTCATTTGTTGATGTTACATGCGTACCACCGTAGTTCATATAGTAATGACGATATTTTTCATAGATAAACATCGCAGCATCCGGATCTTCAAACATCTCATTCATACTCTTAAGTATCTGATAGAAGTCAGATGGTACAATTGTTTCTAATAACTCTAAATGTGCATCACATAGTTCATTGACCATATCAATAGTCTTGTTAAATGCAAATACATTATTCAAAACCATCTTCAATGTACACTCACCATCATATTTAGCAACTTCACCAAACGTCATATTAATAGGATGACCAAATGGATTAGGAACTTTATCATCAGCACGATATGGAAGATTATCACCTTTCGGGAAATACAAATGACTAAACGTCATTTTACTCAATTGAGGTGAATGCAAATACGTTCCATATACTGGATATTGGCCTGGTGAAGAACTATCCGTCGATACTTGTATTCGACTATCAAAATGCTTATTAAAGTTGTTTTGTAAAGTACTTAACAAATAAAAATCACTAATCTTAGAAATACCTAACAAGTGAATATATCCATTACGTTCCTTTTCAAACTCTCGATTCTTTAACATTACTGCTAATGCATAAAAGAAATCTACAAGCTTCTGCGGACCACCTACACACCAACCACCAAAGTCAAAATCTTTAACTTGATTATACCAATGCGAATACTGATGCGTATTAGATCCTTGCAGTACATTTAGGAATGTACATTTACCGGATTGATGTTTTTCAAACCATTTAAAATTTTCCAAACTAATCTCAAGCGAATCTTCAAAACGATTAGCATAAGTAGTACGAGGTGGAATATCTAAATTAGCTGCAATATCAGCATTATGTTCAAGCCAATGAAAAATTGTTTCACGGATTTCCGGACTCCACTTTAGGGCTCCACGCGCTAACTGGTAACCACCCGAGTCACCGAACACAAAAGCTTTTTCTAACCCAAAATCTTTTCGGGTCTCAGGCTTTTTATAATAGTGTCCTGCTGTTACTAGAAAATACGGATGCCTCCATTCTTCCGGAAATTCTTCTGCATAGAATCTGGATGTTAAGCCTGGCTGAACATCTTTATTCTTTTTAAATGCATCTGCTGATCCTCCGGCCGATAAAGACGGAAAATATATAAATCTTTTTGGTTTACTTTCTGCCATCGAACATTACCTTTAATAAATTATCACAACTAAAAAATTCTTTTGTTAATTTTACTTTTAATGCATTCATTTGATTCATAAATGCATATTGGCCATTTTTATCATAACAATTTATATGATATCGAATAGCTTGTATCAACATCTCACGATGCTCTTTATAACTTTCCATTGACAATGTCCAATCACTCGGATATATAAATGGAGCCGTATACATTTCTGAATAACTTAAACGGTCCGGTACCATTGGCACCGCATTCGCTAAAGCTGCTTCATAACATGAAATACCTAATGTCTCTTGTAGGTTAGCTGAAAAAACTATTTTAGCTTTACCTAACATTTCATGATATGCGTCTTTAGATAACTTTTGATCTTGACATATCACAAATTCATATTCAGGCAATTCTTTAGCTAACTCTCTAAATATTTCTAATTGCTTCTCAGTAGCAATTCTATGAGGAAACAATATAATATTTTCTTTCTTGTCAGGCTTTATAGTAGCTTGTAAATACTCCATAGGCCACCCCGTACGATAACAATTAATCGCATCATATCCATATGTATCTCTAAACAACTTGATATGGTATTCTGATGCAAACCAATTGTAATCAATAGCCTGAGCTAATGACAATTCAAATGACTTTACCCATTCATCTTTAATTAATCTACCTAAGAAGTCATTCTTATCATAATTACCAGCATGCCATAGAGCATGTATCTTAATAGGAATACCTAACAATTGACTCATATACTTGAGTTGAATTATGGTAGGATTCCAAGCATCTGTATACAAAAAGATATCGCCTGCCTTAACTTCTCCGTTCGTAAAAGCTCTAGCTATCTTATTCATTTGAGAACTTTTGTATACATTGGTACCGCCAAAGTTCAAAAATGCTCCGGGCGTAGTTGCATTCGGAATATCTGTATCACCTTCTACAACTTCAACTTGAAACTTAAGATTGTTATCATTGATATGACTATCAATGACTGCCGGTATCCAAGTCTTCCATTGACCAGTATATCTAGTATCAACAGCTTCTAAATCTACAATCCAAATCTTATTCATATATTTGATCAAACTTATAATCGTCAGGTGCTACTCGTTGCATATTGTATACTGTAGTACAATATAATGAATAGTCATCATAGACTAATTTAATACTATCTGTTTTCTTTAACATTCCAGCTTCCGGACTAGATATCATAAGCATGATATGACAATGTATACGTAACATTGGTGGTATATCATATATCATTTCTGGAGTAGCTTCGATTGAAATAAAAGTCTTTTGATCAATCAAATTAAATAACTTATTCCAATTCATTTCAGAATGTTTATCAGAAATTAATTGTTCGGTGG